ACGCCGCAGTTTGAACATTATGTTCGCGGATTGGGCCAATCGCGGTATCAATATGTGGACTATGGAGCAGGGTGAAATTACTCTGGTTCAAGGTCAGAACACGTACGCTTTACCGGACGACACGGTAGATTTGATTGAGCACGTTATCCGTACACAAGCTAACGTAGCTTCAACACAGGCTGACTTAACAATCACGCGTATTAGTGTTTCTACTTACGCTACGATCCCCAACAAAATTCAACAAGCCCGACCAATTCAGGTCTGGGTTCAGCGCTTCAACGGCCAAAATTCTCCCGTTGCAGCCACACTTACAACGACTATCACAGCCACAAGCACAGAGATTGTGTTGAACGACGTAACAGGCTTGCCAGCAACTGGTTTCATTAAGATTGATGACGAGATCATCAACTACGGCTACATCACGCAGAACACAAACGCCAAGTCCGGCACGCTCTACAACTGCTACCGTGGCCAGCAAGATACGATTGCTGTGGGTCATACTGCCGCAGCTACTGTGTACTGGGCGCAGGTTCCAGCTATTACAGTTTGGCCAACCCCAGATTCAGCGCAGCAATACACGTTTGTTTACTGGCGTTTACGCCGCACCCAAGATGCGGGTGGCGGTGTGAACGTGATGGACGTACCGTTTAGATTTATCCCCTGTTTGGCCGCTGGCCTAGCGTACTACTTAGCTTTGAAGATTGCCGGTGCCGCTGAGCGTTTACCTGTACTGAAGCAACAATACGACGACGCTTGGGAGTTAGCGGCTACGGAAGACCGAGAGAAAGCGGCTATTCGCTTTGTACCTCGTCAGCAGTTTATTGGAGGCACCTGATGGGTAATCGGTTTGCTTCCGGCAAGTGGGCGATTGCGCAGTGCGACCGTTGCGATCAACGGTTCAAGCTAAAGGTTTTGCGCAAAGAAATCATCAAGACGAAGAACTACGACTTGTTGGTTTGCCCTGAGTGCTGGGACCCCGATCAGCCACAATTGCAACTGGGTATGTATCCAGTTGATGACCCACAAGGCTTAAGAGACCCTCGCCCTGATCGCAGCTATTACCAGTCTGGTTTAAGTGGCTTGCAGATTACAAATACCAACAGCACCGCATCAGATGCTGATGGATTTCCAGAGCAGGGTAGTCGAGTTTTTCAGTGGGGGTGGAACCCCGTTGGTGGGGCACGGGGCCCTGATGATGGTTTAACACCAAACTACTTGGTTTTAAACATAGAAGTTGGTACAGTTACGGTTACAACGACATAAGGAGTCGAACATGGACGCAAAGAAAGCACTTAAAGCACACATGGCCAAAGGCATGAAGTCTGCACATCCCGATGCTGCAGTTAAGAACATGCGTGCCGGTGGCAAAACAAATAGCGATATGCTGAAGATGGGTCGCGGTATGGCTAAAATTGCCAACCAAATGAGCCCCGGTCGCCGCTCTGGTCGTGGAGGTTAATATGCATAGCCAAGACGAATTCAAATATTTTGACGCAAATACCAAAGACCCAATTGGTAAATACGTCCAGCCTAAAATTTATCCATCGGTTGTTGTTGGCGAAGAGCCAGCAAAAGAAACCATGCGTAAGGCAATTGTGTCTGTGGCCAATACACGCAGTCAAGACTACCCCCCAACTAAAACCTCTGGCGAAAAAATGCGTGGTGTAGGCGCAGCCACTAGAGGCACTAAGTTTCGTGGGCCATCTGCATGAATTACGCTGCACTCAGCGCTGCTATTCAGGCGTACACGGAGAACACGGAAGCAGATTTCGTGGCTAATATCCCCGTGTTCGTTACGCAGGCTGAGCAGCGTATTTACAACACGGTTCAGTTTCCATCTATTCGTAAGAACGTGGTGGGTGTGGTATCTACCACTAGCACGTACTTAGCCGCCCCCGACGATTTTTTAGCAGTGTATTCTTTGGCTATTGTTGACGCCGATGGTAACTACGAGTACTTGTTAAACAAAGACGTAAACTTTATTCGTCAAGCATATCCCAAGGCTACGGATACGGGGCTCCCAAAGTACTACGCTTTGTTTGGCCCCGCTGTAAGCGGCAGCACAATCACTGATGAGTTGACGTTTATTCTTGGCCCTAAACCAGACGCTAATTACAACGCTGAGTTGCACTATTACTACTATCCAGAGTCAATCACGGTGGCAGTAGATGGGCGCACATGGCTTGGTGATAACTTTGACTCAGTGCTTTTGTATGGCTCTTTGGTCGAGGCTTACACCTACATGAAGGGTGAGCAGGATATGATGGCGTTGTACAACGGCAAATACCAAGAAGCACTTGCGTTGGCTAAACGTCTGGGCGATGGTATGGAGCGTCAGGATGCTTATCGTTCTGGTCAGTATAGACAGGCGGTGACCTGATGGCTTTGCAACAAGGCGCTACCAATGCGTTTGCCACCGGTTTAATGAACGGTGTCTACAACTTTACATCTGGTTCTTTCAAGATGGCGCTATACACAGGCTCAGCAACACTGGGCCCAGATACCGCTGTCTATACAAGCTCTAATGAAGTTGTGGCTACAGGCTACACCGCAGGCGGTATTGCACTTCCAGTTTCCGTTACACCAACTTCAGCCAATGACGTTAGCTACATTTCGTTTTCTAACGTTACTTGGTACGGTAGCATTACCGCACGCGGCGCTTTAATTTATCAAGACGGTGGTTCCAACCCAACAGTTTGTGTTTTAGACTTTGGTTCTGATAAAACTTCCGTAACTTCGCTTACAGTGCAGTTTCCGACTGCCGATAGCGCTAACGCAATCATAAGGATCACGTAATGGCTCTTGTAAATACAACCAAAGGCGAAATGGACGAAGCCCTACTTGAGAAAAAAGAAGGCTTCGTTGATAATGATAACGAGTACACCACTTGGGTGGAGTATTGGTTGGACGGGGAACTTGTGCACAGATCCGCGCATGTTCAATTAAAAACATCCGTGGTTCTTTCGGGTTCCACAGCTTCTTTCGAGTAAAGGAAAAATCATGGCAAATACTCAAGCAATGTGCACATCATTCTTAGGTGAATTGATGACGGCAACGCATAACTTCACCACAGGTACAGGCAACACCTTTAAAGGTGCGCTGTTTTATTCTTCTGCTACACTGAATGCGTCTACAACAGCGTATTCAACTTCTGGCGAAGTAACCGGCACAAACTATAGTGCAGGCGGTGTAACAGTAACAAACGGCACGTCTCCAACGTCTACCAATTCTTCTACCACTGCAGGTGTTGGTTACTGGACACCCAGCGCTAGTATTACGTACACAAACGTAACCATCAACTCTGCTGCTTTTAATTGCGTGTTGATTTACAACTCATCTGCTTCTAACAAGGCTGTTAGCGTTCATACTTTTGGCGACCAGACTGTGACTGCCGGTACGTTTACTTTGACAATGCCTTCAAACACCACATCTACTGCGTTGCTGCGTTTAGCTACAACCTGATCCTCCTAAACAGGAGGGCAGTAAATGACAACCGCATGGGGCGCAGGGGCGTGGGGCGACAATAGTTGGGGAGGTCAGCAGTCTGAAATCTCCGGCGTTGCCGCGTCTGGCGCTGTTGGTACTGCGGGTGTTAGTGTCACGGTTGCGATAACAGGGGTTTTGGCTTCCGGCGCGGTTGGTACAACAACTGCCTCAGTTGAATACCCTGTACCTATTACGGGCGTAGAAGCGGCAGGTTCAGTTGGGTCTGTTGCCGTTGCGGAAAGGCAAATTGCCCTAACAGGAGTATCTGCTACAGGCTTACTCGGAGAAATTTCAATTCCGGGAGTTGAATCTGGGCTTTCAGGGGTTGGTGCCACCGGCGCAGTTGGGGATGTTGCGGTTAGTGCTTCTGAAGGCGAAGACGGCGTAATTGCTACTGGCTCGGTTGGTACAGTTGTGCCAACAAGAGAAGTTGCGCTGTCTGGCGTGTCTGCCGCTGGCGCAGTGGGCAATACAGAATTTTCGTTTTTTGACAATTTATCAGGGGTTGAGGCATACGGCGCTGTTGGTACTCCGGGGTCTAGCAGAACTGTTGCGCTAACGGGTGTTGAAGCCGCAGGCGCAGTAGGAACCATAGAATTTCAATGGCAAGCTGGTAGCGTCGAAGCTACGGGTTCTGTTGGTAATATAACGATTGGCACTATTTCCGTTGCTTTGACTGGCGTGGCAGCATCTGGTTTGATTGGCGACGATGTACCGGTTCAAGAAATTGGAATTACAGGCGTAGGCGCTGCGGGTGCTGTTGGAACTATGACGGTTAGCGAACGTTTAATAGCCGTCACAGGTTCACAAGCAATGGGCAACGTTGGGAACTTTGGTGTGTTTTACTGGAGTCTAATTGATGACAGCGAGACCGCAAACTGGCAAAATATCACTACAGTGTAGCCAAGCGCTACACACAGACAGGAGCATTTAAATGGCAGCGACAACAACAGAACTAGGGCTAGTAACCCCAACGCAGGGCGACCTTACGGGTACGTGGGGTAATGTCGTCAACAACGGTATTACTGAATACACCAACATTGCTATTGCTGGTACGACTACTTTTAACGGCGATGGCGCGATAACTTTGGCTAACACCACAGGCAACGCCTCTGCTTCAGGCATTGTGTCAACATCTGCGCAGTACATGGTGATTCGTATTACCGGAACATTGACAACTACTAAATCAATTACCGCCCCAAGCTACAGCAAAATCTATTTAGTAGATAACGCAGCTACCGGCGGGTCTGTTTCCTTTTTGCGCTCTGGGCAAGTTACACCTGTGTCAGTTGCTTCGGGCGAATCCGCTTTTGTGTACTATAACGGCACAAACTACATCAAGGTAACTTCTGACTTGGTATTAGGTGGCTACACAACTACCGTTACAGCCGCAGGTACTACAACGTTAACTTCTTCAAGTACGTTAAATCAGTTTTTTACTGGCACATCGACGCAAACAGTTGTACTTCCAGTAGTAGCTAATTTAGTGCTGGGGCAGCAGTACATAATTCACAATAATTCAACAGGCACTGTGACGGTCAATTCGTCTGGCAGTAATCTGGTTGCAACAGTCACAGCTAACACAACGCTTGTAGTAACATGTATTTTGGTTACAGGAACCGACGCAGCATCTTGGGACGCGGACTTTACTGGCTTCACAGACACTTTGCCGGTGGTGCGTGGTGGTACAGGTCTGGGTTCTGGTACATCCGGCGGTATTTTGGCTTACACAGCCACTGGCACTTTAGCTTCCTCCGCTGTTTTGGCCCAAAATAAAGTAGTGATTGGCGGCGGCGCAGGTGTTGTTCCTTCTACAACTACTGTGCTTGGTACAGCGGCGGCGGTGACATCTGGCACGTATATCCAAGCTGTTGGTTACGCCGACACTGTTGTTGCTTTGGGTAGTACCGGCACAGCCATCAATCTTGATGTGACAGGCGGCAATGTGTTTTCCGCAACACTGACAGGAAATGCCACAATTACTTTGAGGTATCCGGTGGCAACAGGTTCGTCTTCGTTTACACTGATCTTGACGAATGATGCAACGGCTGGTAGAACTGTATCTTGGGCGGGCGGAACGTTTCTTTGGCCCGGCGGCGCAGCTTCGCTTTCAAGAACAACTACTGCAAACGCAACAGACATTTGGTTCTTTTTTACCCCTAACGGTGGAACCACTTGGTACGGTAATATTTCTTTGAAAAACATGATCGCTTAATAGGAGTATCAAAATGGCTTTAACACCCGAAGAACAATCGCAAGTAGACATTCAAGTTGCAGTTCAGATGGCACTTGAAAATGTACGTCACGCAAATCAAGCTGAGTTACAAACTAAGCAAGCAAAACTGGAAGCCGTGCGTTTGGCTAAAGAAACATTGGTAGAGAACGCCCGTAGTAAACCAGTCGGTGAGCGCGATATTGTTGCTGCTGACGTTACAGCATTTGCCGATACATTGGTTGCGTACGTTAATGCCTGATGGACAGGTACGAATACTTCCCTAGTTGCGTTTACCGCGACGAACAACCTGAATGGGTTGATTACACTCGTCAGGTTGTTCAGAAGTATTACAACGCCGCAGCATCAGGTAATTCTGTAGACCAAACGGCGCACATGGCAAACGATCCAGAATTAAAATTTCTGGTGGATTATTTAATTTTAGCCTCAGACACAATCTTACGTGAGCAGGGCTATGACATGGACAAGTACGATTTGTACGTAGCCGGTCTGTGGGGGCAAGACGTTAAGTGTAATGGGGGCACTAATGTCCATGTGCATAAGCACAGCCAAATTTGCGGTTGGTTCTTTTTAGAGACACCGCAAGGCGGGGCGTATCCCGTATACCATGAGCCGCGCATGAATAAACAAATGGTTGAGTTGGATTATGTTCAAGGAACGGAATTAACCAACGCTTCGTCTTCAGTCCATTTTGCTAACATTAAACCCGGAACAATTTTAATGGCCAACTCTTGGATGCAGCATCAATTGACACAGAACAATGTGCAAGAGCAAACAAAATCAATACACTTTATTGTTTCGCACAAGGATCGTACATGCAGTATTTGTTGACTCCCCACGCGCATTCAACAGAACCGTTGACTTGGTGGGACGGCGCTTTTTCTGAGCAAGAATTGGATTGGCTTCAGGATAAAGCAAAGCAGTCAAAAAGAAGTGCGACGACTGGAAGACTGGAAAGTCTTAACCAAGAACTTAGGCGTTCGCAAATTTCATGGCTTAGTAACACTCCCGATACTAAATGGGTGTTTGATAAGTTTGCTCAAGTGGCTTCAAACATAAATGCACAGTACTACCAATTTGATTTGACTGGGTTTGGTGAAGCACTTCAACTGACTAACTACGATCAATCTGAAAACGGGATGTATGGATGGCATCAAGATTGTGGTGGAAGTGGGGTAAGCCGTAAACTGTCAATGGCGATGCAGCTATCTGACCCATCTGAGTATGAGGGCGGGAACTTACAAATCAAAACGGGTATGGAGCCTGTAACGGTGAGTAAAAAGCGTGGGTTGATCGCAGTTTTTCCATCTTACACTTTGCACCAAGTAACTCCCGTAACACAGGGAAGTCGTCAATCTTTAGTAGCGTGGGTATCGGGGCCAGCATTCAAATGAACGTAGAATTCTTTGACTATATTGCGTTGTATAAAAACGTGTACCCAAAAGGGTACTGCCAGCATTTAATTTCTGAATTTAACCGTATGGAAGCCAACGGAGTTGGTTGGACTAGACAAAGTTCAGAAAATGCCGCTAGGCACGTAAAAGAAGACTACTCAATTGGGGTTGAACTTAGAGGGCATGAGCTAACGCTATTTAACGAGCGCAACCCCTTGCGTTTGTTTTTTGACGGGCTACAAGCATGCTACGACAACTACACAGAGAAATTTTCTGTGCTAAAAAGTAACGGAAACATTCGTGCAACTTGCATGAAAATGCAACGTACTGGCCCCGGCGGGGGGTACCATGTTTGGCATGCTGAACAAGGAGAGGGCTCTCAAGCCAATCGCGTTGTAACCTACATGCTGTACTTAAACGACATTGCGCCGGAAGACGGTGCTGAAACTGAGTTTTTGTACCAAAAGAAACGATTTAATCCGACGGAAAATACAATGGTTATCTGGCCTGCTGCATACACTCACGCGCATCGTGGTAATCCCGTGCTTGGCGAAACAAACAAATACATCGTTACAGGATGGTTTTACTATGACTGAATTTCAAACAAATGGATACACGTTGGCTAAAGGTTTTTATAACCTTGAAGAGGTTGACGTAATTTCGCGCTATTTAGAAAATGCTTTGAAACGTTACCCAGACAACAATCAAGGCGGTTGGGACACGGATCAAAGCAGTAAAATTTCTTGGTACGCAGACCCTTTGGCTGAAGTGATGCTTAGAAAAATGTTGCCAATTGTGGAAAATGCGACAGGATTAGAACTGTACCCAACATATTCGTTTACACGTGTGTATCAAAAAGGCGATGAATTAAAGCCCCACATAGATAGACCCGCCTGTGAAATTTCGGTAACATCACATATTGCTACTGTTGGCAAACCTTGGCCAATCTACATGAAAGCCCCGGGTAAAGAGCCCACTATGCATTACCTTGAACCCGGCGATGCTTGCATCTATAAAGGTTGCGAAGTTACGCATTGGCGCGAAAAAGCGGTAGACACAGACATCAATGTTCAGGTAATGTTGCATTACGTGGATAAAAACGGCCCAAAAGCATCGCATAAATTTGACAAGCGAACAGCACTTGGGTTGGGCGGATCGCTTGGTTTAAGTAACTAGGAGTTAAGTTATGGCAATTGGAACTTCAAAAGTTGGCGTTATTAGTGGCGGTGGGATCCCAGCAGGTTCTCAAACATTTAATGCGTCCGGTACTTTTTCAGCCCCTGCTGGGTTGAAAAAAGTTAATATTACCGGCAAAGGCGGCGCGGGTAATGCTGGCGGCAGCGGTAACTCAGGTGGTGCTGGAAGTGGGGGTGCTGGCGGTACCGGTGGAACCGTGAATGCGGTTGTATGGTGTCCATGTTGCGGGTATCAACCTGCTGGAAACTATCCCGGTAAGCCCGGCGGTCTTGGCGGCAATGGAAATGGCGGCGGCGGAAGTTCTGGTTCTGCAGGTAGTTCCGGTAGCGCAGGTAACACTGGATCGTCTTCATCCGCTATTTGTAAAACTTTTGTTGGGGGTGCCGGAGGCAATGCAGGTGCTGCCGGTAATGGCGGTGCTGGCGGAAATCAAGGTGGTGGCGGAGGTGGCGGTTATAGACAAGGTAAGGGCCCTTCACCATCAGCTAGTCTAGGCGGTGGAGGCGGCGGCGGTTGTGTAGGGGGCGGCAGCGGCGCTGGCGGCTTCAATCCTTGCGGGGTATATAACTCCGGAGGCGGCGGGTCAGGCGCTTGTAATCCGGGAAGTCCAGCGCCAAATTCAAATTACCCTGTTCCCGGTTGTGGCGTTCCCGGTGGAAATCCCGGCGGCGGTCGTGGTGGAGGCCCGAACTTGGCCGGAGCTCCTGCAAACGCAGCACGTGCGGGTGGCGGTGGTGGTTGGGGGTACGGCCCTGTTGCTGGTGCTTCTGCTGGCGGTGCGGGTGGTGGCGGTAGGGGATCTAATGGTAATAGCGGTGGTGCTGGAAATCCGGGTGCTGCTGCTAATCCAGCAACTTACAATTGCGTAGCCGTTACTCCCGGCGGATCTTACCCTGTGACTGTTGCCAGCGGGGGGCAAGTAAACATTAGTTGGAATGCACAATGAAAGCTTCTGAAATGCAAAAAAAGCTGGACGAGCTGCGTAACCAGCAAGAAGTTGCTAACCGTATGGGGGAACTTAGCCGTGCGCGGTCTGTTACTGTTGGAACAGCTTTTGGCGGAACAACGGAATTGTCTATGCGTGCAGCCGATGGCACACATGTTTGGTGCTTAATGCAGCCAGCCGAAACAATTGAGCTTATCCACCAGCTTTCAGCAAATGTAGGTTGCCATATCGCCTTAAAACCCAGAGACGATTTTTCAAGCTGGAGAGAATGGCGCGTGAGTGAAGCAGAAAAGAAACATCTTAACGGGCATGTGCCTTTTGCTAATGACATGGCGGTGTTTCAAAAACTTGGCTCAGCAGGGTTTGACCAAGCGGAAGCAGAAGCAGCTATTGCTGAAAATTTAGCGCAAAAAGAATATGCGTATGTAAATGGCGGCGCTGTAAAATCCCAAAAGAAAGAGATCAAAAATGACAACACTCTGGCAATTAAAAAAACTGTCAACCGGAGAAGCCCTAAACAAGTCCCAAAGACTCCCTGAAAACTGGGGGCCAATCTTTGGTCTGGGCGGCATTAAAGACCGCCTTGGTGATTTGTCGTGGCTAGGTGACGCTTACGCTGACCAAGGATGGTTTGAAGTAGGGGAAGAAGTGCCAGCCCTTATGACCGCCGAAGAAGCTAGTACCACTGTAGAACAGCTTTTAAACGCCTCTGCATGGGCGGTTGCGGTAGACAACACCTCAATGACCAAAGATCAACGCGCCAAGTGGATTGATTTTAGGCTTGCCTTGCGGGATGTCCCAGCGCAAGAAGGCTTCCCCACAAACATTGTTTGGCCAACTGAGCCACATGAATAAATACTTAGTTCGGTTTAATAAAACCAGAGGGCAGCCCGGTAGGGGTACAGATGCGCACGTTTGGCGTGTGTTTGAAAACAATGTTGAGTACCTAGCGGCGGAAGTAAAAATTAACGTTCCGTCATGGAGCGAGCAATCAGATGGGCCCGACTGGAATATTGCTTGTTCGGGTTTTATGCAGATAGACCACGATACAGGTACAGTGACTATCTCAGAAAAGCCCACCGAAGAAGCTAAGCCTCAACGAAGTTGCGACAGTTGTACAAAATGTTGCCAAGGGCATTTGTGGGGTGAAGCTCACGGGCACACATTTCAACAGGGCAAGCCTTGTTTTTTTGTTGGCGAAAAAGGCTGTTCTATTTACGAAGACAGACCCGCTGTACCTTGTAAATCTTTTAAATGCGAATGGCTGTCTTCTGATTACCTGCCTATGTGGTTTAGGCCCGACCTTAGTAAAGTCATCGCCGTTAAACGCCAATTTGATGATGGCGAGTGGATTGACTTTATAGAAGCTGGCCAAAAAATAGATTCAACCGTTTTGTCTTGGATTGTAATTTGGGCAGCAAACAACAAAAAGAACATTCGTTATCAAGTTGATGGCGGCTGGAACTGGATTAAAAACGCAACTTAAAATCTATATGCAAGTACACCATATACCAATGCCTATTTTTATAAAACCTGTAGCAAGGCACGGTGAAATAAAACAAAAGCTTATAGATATTATTAGATCAGGGATGGTGTTTGGTTTTAGCGACGACACTATACGCGTGTACAACACGGATTACCATGTATCAGCTAAATTTGCTGGTTTAATTGCCAACGAATATTGGGCGGTGTTTCAGCCGGAAATGCATGCGCACATGCGGGACGTTGTACTTGCTTCAGGATTACATAACTGGGATATTTCAAAGTACTGGTACCAAGAATACCGCAAGGGTGATTATCAGCCGTGGCACACGCATCCCGGGACTACGCTTACCAACGTTTATTATTTATCGTTACCTGAAGGGTCGATGAAAACAACATTAAACATTTCGGGTGTTGAAACAGAGTTTGACATAAATGAAGGCGACATAATCACCATCCCAAGTTATGTTAAGCACTGTTCAAAAGTGCACGAAGGTGAAGAACCCAAAATTGTTATAGCTTTTAATGCTGAAGTTTTTTAGCTGTGCAAAGCTGGGCTGAAACGTTTATCATTACTGCAATTTTGTGGATTTGGCAATGACAAATGCGCTGGTTCATACTGTTACTACTGTTGGGGCTGGTGGGAGCCGTAGCCAAAAGTGGTTGCCACGTGCGGGAATTCTATGGGATAGCCTACACCGTTCACAACCCGACCGAGCGACACCAAGAGATGGTAGCGTGGCTAGACAGAAATGCGCCCTACTGCAAGTCAACGGACTTCATAGTGATCTGGAACAATCTGAGCGAATGGGCAGGGACGGCAGACTCGCCAAAGATTAGAGAATTAGTCATACACGGATACAAGGATGCGTTTGAGAGGGAGAAGAAATGATCGACACAATTAAATTATTTCCGACCGTCCAGCCGTCTGGGTATCCAGACAAGCATGACCTTGCCCAGAAGAAGCTGGAAAGACAGCACGAAGTTAACAAAGCAAATGAGTTGGCTAAGAAACAGCAGACTCAATTGCAAGACATAGGGTTTGAGATTTACTGTAAGAAGACAGTGCAAGACCGGCTCCGTATGGAGATATTTAATAATCGTAAGCTGGATATTTATGTATGACCAAGAAACCAATAGTCAGACCCAAAAAGCCAGCAATGGAGACCAAGGACAAACTAACCCTGTGGGTCACGTTAATGGTCAGCTTCACCCTGTGCATCTCTGTTTTGGCTATGGTCTTCAGCTTTATGCTTGGCCTTTGGGCCAAAGAAGTGGACAACGCAGAAATCTTCAAGATGATTTCACCCGCTTTTTCTACTCTTATCGGCGGCATGATTGGGTTCCTGTCTGGTATCAAACTGATGCAGAATGAAGAAACAAAGGACAAAAAATGTTAGACATATTAAGTGGCGGTATTATGGGTTCTGTGTTTGGCGGGCTGTTCCGTATGGCCCCCGAAGTGCTGAAGTTCTTTGACAAGAAGAATGAGCGCCAGCATGAGCTTGCTATGTTTGCCCGCCAGTGTGAACTGGAAACGCTACGTGGTCAGCAAAAGCTAGCTGAAATAGGCGCACAGCGGGAAGCCGCTATTGACGTAGGCGTAATGGATGCCTTCAACAACGCCATCACCCAGCAGGCCGAGATGGTCAAAGCCGCAGGCGGTTGGGTTGCTAGTTTGTCAGCTTCTGTCCGTCCAGTGGTTACATACTGGGTGCTGTTTGTCTGGTCATTTATCCATGTATGGTTTGCATGGAACGCATGGTTGGCTGGTGCTCCTGCCGTGGAAGTGTTTAAAACCATGATGACACCTGACTTCTCAGCCCTATTGTCTGGGACAATTAACTATTGGTTCCTTGATAGAACTCTCAAACAGCGCGGAATATGAACCTAGAGTTAGCCGCTGCTCTGTGCCGTCAGTTTGAGGGCTACCGCGCCAAGCCGTACTTGTGTCCGGCTGGTGTGGCTACAATTGGCTATGGCTCTACCTACTACGCAGACAAACGCAAGGTAACTTTGGAAGACGCTCCGATGGACGAACCCACGGCTAGAGCGCTTTTAATGATTGAGCTTGAGCATACGTACCTACCGGGTGTTTTGCGTAACTGCCCCGGCCTGATTACTGACGTTCGTAAGTGCAATGCCATTGTGGATTTTTGTTATAACTTAGGCACTGGACGCTTGCAGACTTCCACGTTAAAGAGGAAAATCAATGCCAATGATTGGGAAGGGGCAAAAGAACAACTGATGCTCTGGACTAAAGGTGGCGGCAAGGTATTGCCGGGCTTGCTTAAACGGCGCACTGCTGAGTGCGCCTTACTG